CTCTGCGCATCCCGTTACCACGGTTCTTAGGCCGTCCTCAAGTCCTTGGCTCTCAGGAAATCAATCCGGATGAGCTGTAACACCCCGTGCCATCGGTACGGGGCCCCATTGTGGGGCGCTCACGCGCTACCCACGCCGTAAGTCAGTCAAAGCTCCTCGCAAGGCACTTTCCACCCAAGGGTGTACTGTGCTTATGTGCCTGTCCCTCACGGGATATAGGCATGCTTTCGCATAGGAATGCCACAGAGCGTCGTTACGTGCCTTCACCTTACTCTTCCCTAAATGTGTTTCAGGGAGTTTGGGGTTGGGCACTTCGACACGCCAATGGTTTGACCTTCTTAGGAGAAACGCATCTTCGTATGTACTTCCACGAAGCGCGCTGATGTGACGCAACCGGCTCCAGACAACATCGTCTGGCAAGGACAGATCCCTCACGGGTGAGGAAACCATTAACCGATATCGGAAGGACTGGGTGTCCCTCCTCCACACCGCCCCATTACCCATGCACAGGTCGTGCGTGACCCGGAAGGCTTGATCGGTTACCCAATCGTATTGCCTTGTATCCGGAACACAGCATGCCATTTCGGGGTCGAAACCCCGGAGGACCATTTGTACTTCAGGATGGTCTTTATGCGCATTGTGAATTGCATGCAACTCACTTCGGGTCGTGATGGCGTGGCGCCAATACACAGGAGTCACCTCCTGTTCTCCGTGCCAGTTAGCCCCGCAAGATTCGCGAAAGGGCCCATGAATGAAGCTTTTTGCAAGATTCAGACGGAAGCCCAGCGATTTCAGGATCTCGATTAACACGAGTGCAACATCCTGGCGAACAATTATGTCGTCCCCATAGACTCGAAAGTCTACAGGTGAGCCTGTTTGTTTACAGGCGGCGACACAAGCGCTAGCAAAAATCGACGTTTCAAGCGGAAAACAAAACCCATTGCCCATGCTGCAAAACAACTCATACCGATGGATCTCTCCATTGGGCATGATGCAGCCAGGGCTCCTGATACAGTTTAGAAAGGAGAACCAGTCATCGCTGTATAGGCACCGCACAACTTCAACCAGCACTGAGTTACTTGCACTTTCGATGTCAAGTGTGACATACGGAATGCTTTGCTCTTCAGCGCCCTCGCGGGCCATCAGCTGGTTCACTTCCTGGTTCGAGAGATCAAGATTTGCCCGATCTCTCAGGTTCCGACGCATTAAAATGTCGGTGCCTTTTTGCAGGAAAGTGTTCGCGGTTTGAGGGGTACCGATCGTTCTTGATCGATTGTACTTCTTTGGCACACAGCTTAATAAATCATGTTGTTGGACGTCACACTTTCCGGCCAAGTAGTCGTGCAGCTCCTCATAATCGAGTAAGCACACGATATCCTTGTTTCTCGCCGGCTCTGCTTCAAAGCTTTGGCTGTTAGCCTCAGCTGAGTAGTGCAAGAGTAACTGTTCGTTTTTCAGAACTGCCAGTGTGAAATACTCAAGCGCAGCAGGCGTCACGGATATAGGCTTCTCCACCTTGTTTCCAAAATGGGTGGCTTTTCCGTGGACGTTTATGCTGGCCCCACCACTGTAATCACAATGCGAAAGGATATATTCAAGATCGGGCTTATCACCCATAACCTCGGTAATCCACTCCCTCATCAGCAGGTGTGCTGAGTTTCGAACCAAACCTCTCGAACGATAACCGCGCAGGATGGTGTTCACCCTCCTATTGCGGCGCTCATCTTTGAGAAATCCTTCTAAGGCTGCGCTATCCGGGTCAAGACCCGGTATTTGCTCAGGCTCATAGGGATATTTGGTCAACATTGCGGAGAACTGCGCGCACCGACGAAAAACATCGGGCGTAAAAGGGTCCGTAACAGCTGTAGACCCCCGCATCCAGGTACCGTTGGACTTCAACGCGAAGTCAATGTCTTCGGCTATCTCAACAAGCTTCGGCCAATTCCGGGCGCGCAATGCGCCCCCGGCGGCTTTCGCAAAGAAGAGATCCTGGCAGTGGTTCAACAAATAGGCCCTCAAAGCAGCAACGTGAATCGCTGTTGAGTTGAGTTTCAGACGTTTCATCTTTTTCTCCTGTTGGACTGGCGCTGCCAATCCTCTCGATCTGATCGAGGTAGTGCCCAGAAATTGCGCTGACTGCAACGGCTAACGCCGTGAGCCACACCTTGTGTTTAACGCCGTGTAACATGACGAATCAATAGTTGAGCTTCGCAGCTTCTACTAGAGACTCGCCAGCGGTCGACAGGGCGAAGGACGCATTGTCCACACGCAGTGCTGTGATGCCAGCCTCGCTGGCTCCGACGGGCAAGGAGTAGGAAGTCTCCGCGATAAGATCACGCGGGACACCATTGATGATCTCCGTAATCGTGCGCTTGTGGTAGGCACGGGAGAC